GTGCGGTTTTTTGATTGCTAGTTTGCAATAGTTTTTGAGTTGGTTCTCATGTTGACAGATGTCTTCATGGGCGCCAACACACGATTTGCCTTCGTGGCGTCTCTTTATATTCCATCATTGGACTTTTGATAATCTTGCCAATTATCAATTGTATTAGTCGAGAGACTATAGTAGTATCCCCAGGTGGCACATTGACTTGGGGACGCGCCTACCGTGCGCGTCATTTGCCGCTCTCCTTTCTCTAAAGGATCGAGCTTGTTTATTAATTAACGAGCGTTGCTGCGCTGCTAATCCTGTGAACAATTGAACATTTATATGCCCAATCGGAGAATATGGTACACTCCGTAGGATGAAAACATTATATTATATTTCACAGAACGGGTTTCCACACTTGCCCTAGAAGGTGTGCTGGCTCTGTAACGTTAGGTCTCGAGGAAGGGAACCTCGCATTTTTCTATGATGACGTCCGTGATACTGATTCAACGGAAACGTTTCTTTTGAAGGTGTTGTTTATGTAAGCGAGTATGGTTTTAAACCCCGAAATACTTCGAAGCCCTGTATCTATGGCTTATACTTATGCGCACACTCAAACTTTATTAGAAACGGTCTCCATTCTTCTTTGATGTTAGACTGATTGATTTATTGACCTTTTTACACCCCTGATCTTGTAGTTGGTGACTACCATCACCCCGGAGTTTTTGTTAGTCCGGATTTTTGTTCCCTAGCTAAGTCGAGAATTTGAGCTACGAACCAAAACAAAAGGACCGGGTCGACCGCCCTGAAGTTTGCACAAGAAAGTGAATTACGACTATAAGATTAAACGTATAAAATGGCTTTCTTGGACTTCGACTTCTTAATGCTATCCACCAAAGAGGGTGGAGCCTTCGGATTTATCCGTTGGTTTATGGAAAGTCTATATGACTTAGTCCTCCTCGATCGCTCCACTGATAGTTTCAGTGGAGAGTGTCTCTTCATACTTACGAGTGTTGCTGTCGGTGTTGCAGGAATTCATATGTTTCGTTGTTTCTTCTACGTTACATGTTGTATCCTTAGCACTCTTCGGCTTCATGGTACTTCGTTCTATGCGCATATTCATGGTCACCTCGATTTCATGAATTTTGCTTGTGATATGTTGTACTTTCTGTGTGAGGAGACTTTTGCCTGTGTGGCGGAATACTCTCGTAGGTTGAGAGGTTTGGCGAACATCTTTATTAGTCGTTTAGATGTTGATGATTACATCAAAGAGCGTGGTATTGTTAGAGGACGAGAACATGCTGCTTTGGATGTATATGAGCTTGAAATGGTTAGTTGGCGGCGTGATTTTCATACAACCTCTGGAAATGAGGTGGTTAATTCCATTAATTTCTTTAGGTTTGTTGATGAGGAATTGTATGCCGTTAAGCTCCATGGTAGGTGCTATATTAGACGTTATGGAAGAGATTCTAAGCTTTTGTTCTCAAGAGAATATTGCTTTCCTGCTTCCAAAAATGTTTCTGATCAGAGTGCCTTTTTTCGATTCATGATGTTTCAAGCTAATGATGAAGATAGGCGTCTTCTTTTTGTGCGAGGAATTCTTACCAGGAATCTTTATTTGGACACGAAGTGGTATTGGCATGATCTTGATGTACGCTCTACAGCCAGAGCCGACATCATTTCTTATCTTGTTCCTAATTACACTTTTGCTGATCGATGCTCTTTGGGCCCTCTTGATCAATGTGTTTTTTATGATTCACCTGAGATGTGGAAATACGGCCTTGGTGGTCTTGGCTTTTTCACGCCCCTTATGGAAGAGTTTTTGAAGTACTCTATTGGTTGCATCTTCATTGGTGTCGCTTGCATGTTTTGTGTAGCGTCCGGTAAGCTTTATGAACTGCGTGTCATTGAGCGTTGGATGTACATTTATGCTTACGCTGCCTTTGGGATTTATGAGTTTTTTGAGTACCTTTTGAGTAGAAATGTTCGCGTTCATCAGAGATTGCCTGCTCTTTTTATGCACATTGCTACTGGATTTATACCTTATCGATATGGACTTCTTCTCCACGTTGTTTTCAATGTTGTTGTGTTTTGTCTTGAGTTTCGACAAGGTTGTGGATCTCTTCTCAATCTTAGTGCTCAGAATCTTGATGACGCTGGTGAGCTTTCATGGCTTATTGACCTTATCCTGAAGATACATGAGAGAAATTACGTTGGCATAGGTTTGTCAATGGGAATGAAGCTCTCTAATCTTGCTCGATTTATGGAAAATTTTGGGATGAAAGATGTTTCAGATATTGTTAAGATGCTCAATCCAGAATCACCATCTGATGATCACACTGTGCTTTTGGCTAATGAGCCTAGCAAGTTCGCAACTTGGGTTAACTCTGTCTTGCCTGACTATGTGTCCAAGTCACCTTCAACTAAGAAAATATTGGCTTTTGTTTTCTTTTTAGTTGGTTGCGATCTTGTTCAAGATGCCAGTCTTTGGAAGATGTGGGCCGATAGAATAGATTGGCCAGTTTTTGAAGGTGTTGCGACATTCTTAGTTGTTGCTCAAGGTGCTGTTCAAGCGGTCCTTTCCATGTTGGTCCGTTTAGGAACTGCAAAGTCGTGGAGAGACGTCTTCGACTTGCCTAGTGATGCTAAGTTTATTGCTGGTGCGAATGAGCTTTTATACGTCATAGTTGATAAAGATGATGTAGCTGAGGTGATGCACAAGATTGATATCGCGAATGAGTTGATAAAGTCGAGAGTTTATAAGACGAATGACTCTAACATCAACCGGCTTTTGGACAAGTTGCGACAGTATGTTGTCGATAAGACGCGTTATGTTGCTTCCAACTTTCCTAGGCCTGAGCCTTTGGTTGTTTGGCTTAATGGTGATCCAGGTGTTGGTAAGACGATTCTTATTGACAGCATAATAAACACGTTTGCTATTAGGCGTGGCTATTCGCGTTTTGAAGGTGATGTGATAAGAGTTGATATGAAGGATAAGTATCCTTGTAGTTCTGGTATGAATCCGAATGCAAAGTACCTCGTCGTGAATGACTTAGAAGCTGATTTCTCTGAGTATCCTAAACAGGATCTTATGGATTTGAGTGTTTTTTGTCAGAAGGTGATAGACACTTTTCCTTTATATTTCCGTGGTGCCGCTATAGAAGACAAAGGAGTTGTTTTGCCTGATATCGAGGTTCTCATCATCACGTCTAATCATGTGAGTTACAAGTGTGCTGGAGAGACTGAAAAGTTGCAAAGGCGTCTTGAGGACCAGATGATTTATGACGTTAGAATGAGAGACAAGGAAGGAAGATCTATAGACTTTAAGAAGTTGAAAGGTCTTTCCCAAGGTGATCGTAATGACTCCATTTACTTTTCAAAAGTTGATGTTGAGTGCAAGAATAAGTTTGTTAAATTCACTCCTCGTGATAATCCAGTGTACCATTATGCTGGGTTTTTCCGAGAGTTGTGGAGGATGATAGATGAACACTTTGCTCGATGTGAACTTGAGAAATTTAAATTCAAAGATCCTTCGCAGATTTGTGCGTGTGGAATTCCAAAAATTCTTCATTATGAGTCTGGTGGTTGGAGAGCTTTGAGTCACGTTTGCGTCGGTTTGGATTTGCCTGTCCCGAAAGTTGAACCTAAAGTTGTAGTTGACCCGAATGTTATTGATCTTCGAGAAACCTCTCAAGACACTAGTCTTTTGTCCGCTCCTGCTATGACCGTTAACTTTTGGTTTGGTTTTGTTTGTTGTTTTTCACTTTGGTGGATGTTTGTCATTAAATGGCAGGACATCATCGATTGGATTGCCGAACAATATGCAGATCGCGTGACTCTTAAGTTGTTGGAGTCTCCTTGGTTTGATCGGTACCTGGCTTTGAGAGCTAGATATGATTCAATGACGCCTCATGTGATTGAAGTTGCTAGAGTCCATAAGTTTTTCCTTAAGCTCAAACGCTTTTGTAAGACTTACTCGAAGCAAATTGCTGTCATTCTTGGTGGCTCTATTGGTGCCGTCCTTTACCAGATGACGAAGAAACCCAAGAGCTCGCTTCTTGGTAATGCTATTTTCGAACATCAAGTCGATCCAGCATCTATCCAGACTGTGGTCGAACATCGTGAGATGGCATTTGCTCCAGACGTTAGACGTCAGTGGGGTAAAAGCGAGGGTGATATAAACACCATAAAAATCCTTACTCTTGGAGTTGGTCATGCGGATCTGATAAAAAAGATTCAAGCTAACCTCTTCCATGGTAAGTTGTGGGTTGAAGGTGATTCTAAGCCTGTTATTGTTCTCGTCATGAGTCCTGATTTCATTTGTTTCAATAGACATTTCATTTACAAGAAGACTGGTGAAGTTTGGAAGAACGAATACTATGATAGGTTCGATTTACAAATTGGCGACATACGTGTTGCTTATGAGTTTAAGGATCTCTTTCTTCCTAAGGGAAGTGAAGTTGGTTTCTTGAAGAATCACTTTAAACCTCACTGTGCTCCGTTACACAAGTTCCTTGTTGAATCTGTTAGTGGTGCCGTTGATGTTACTGTGATTAGTCCTGATTCTTGCTACTCTGTTCCTGCCTTTAAGGCTCCCTTCTTTGACCCTCTTGGTGGAGTCGATCCTGAATCGACTTATTCTTGGAGTGCAGAGGCTAGACCTGGAGTCTGTGGTTCTGTGGTCATTGGTGTGGCCAAAGGTGGATGTTTCTTGCTTGGAATCGTCTCGTACGGTTCAGAACGATTAAACCGAGTTGGTTGCGCTCCTATGTTGAAAGAGATGTATGAAGCTGGGTGTAAAAGTTATCCTTACCCGATAATCGATACACACTTGCTAAATTTTCCTTTTTCGACTTGTGAGTTGTCTCCAAATTCTGAGTTTAGAAATGTCAGAAGTGATAATTTGTTGCCCCTTGGTACGTTGCCTGGTTCTACTTCAAGTTTTCATTCAAAGATTGTGCGCTCTCCTGTGTATGATGACTTTGTTGGGAATTTATCGAAACCTTATGCTGCCCCCCAAAAACTTCGAGGTCTCACAGACCAAGGAGTTTGGGCTTCGAATGTCACTCAAACCTTTGTTGGAATACATAACAACAATCTCTCGCTCGACTCAGTGCGCATGCGCGCTATGACTTCTTACTTGAATGATGTGCTTCCCCCTAGTAATCTTACGACTAAGACGATTCAGCTTGCACCTCTCACACTTGGTGAAGCGATCTTTGGTCGAGAGTCTGTTGGAATTTCTAGAGTTGAGTTTAAAACCTCCGTTGGTAAAACGTTGAGGGATGCTCTTCATGCGAGAAATAAGTATGATTTGTTCGATGAAGTTGATGGATTTTTCTATTTTAACCCTGTTGCAAAACGGAAAGTGGATGAATTGATCGATAACTTGGATAAACATATTGTTCCGGCAGTTGTTGTTGAATTCTCTCCAAAGGATGAAGTTAGACCTGTTGAGAAGTTAAGCGTTTTTAAGACGCGTTTGTTCAGTGTTGCTGATTTTTCTTACAACATTGTCATGCGTATGTTTCTTATGCCTCTGATCACTTATATGCTATCCACTCCACTAACCAGTGAGTGTTATGGCACCATAAATGCCGGATCTAAGCAATGGAACGATCTTGGAAATCATGTTTTTATATGCAGTGATGGCTCCGAGGCCGAGTGTATAGACATGGATTTTAAGAGTTTTGACGCTAGTCATGATATGAAGATGATTCAGCTTGTAGCGATTTTCTTCTACCTTCTCGCCATTAGATGCCATTATGGCCAGAAGGCTGCCGATAAAGTGTACCTCCTTATTTCTGCTCTTAAGGTTCAGGAATTGTACTATTTGTTGGATGTCATTCTCAAGGTTAAAGGTCTTCCAAGTGGTGTCATTGTGACTCTTATTCTCAATTCCATTGTGAATAGTACTTTGATGCGCATGGCTTGGATTGAACTTGTTCCTGATATTCCTGTTAGTCAGTTTCAAAAGTATGTCCATGCCGCCACGACTGGTGATGATAACGCGTGTGGAGTCCATCCCATCGTTATTGCTCGTTACAATTTTTCGACTATTAAAGTTAAATATAACGAGTGGGGTTACGACGTGACTCCAGCTAACAAGTCCTCTTTGAATACTGCTACAGTTTCTAAGGATGAGTTGGTCTACCTTAAACGTCGATTTGTGAAGTGGGATGATGGTTTTTATAGAGCCCCTCTTGAACGAGACTCTATTTGGAAATCATTGTGTTTTGAACGCCTTGACCAAGGTACCACTTCAACTCAAAGGTTGCTTGACACTTCTAAAGGATGTCAGCGGGAGGCCTATCTTCATGGTAGAGAGTTTTTCGAGGATGTCCAGAGTCAGTTGTTAACGAGCTTCAGACGTATTCGTTTGGATGGCGCTCTTTCACTCTTCAAGTTTGAGGATATTGATCAAGAGTTCCACAACGGAACGTTTAGGACCTTTGCGTGTTAGAGCTTAGGCTCGAGAGTAGTGTTGTGTTTGTAATATAATGTGGTTGTGTTTGTAACATAATGTGATTTTGTGTCGTGTTGTGATGTGTGGGTCCGCTACATATACCTTATGGCTTCTTCCGTGGGAAGTCGATTAAGTAGCACACGGAAAACCTGGGAGAGCGAACCCAATTTAAGCATCCTCAATACAGTTATGCACGACGCATGAGATGATTAGTCATAAATCTTGTGTTTTAAGTCACCCTGCTGTTTTTGTCTGTTGACCCCAATCGAAAGAGCTGAGGCGCTCTTTTCCCTTATCTATTGCCTTGCTGAATTTAATAAAAACGAAAATATTTCTACTGTCTCCAACCTTGCTGACAATGCAGACGTCACCGTCGACGATGTATTGAAAACTGTTGTCCCGGATCTTCGTAGTGATCCTGGTCAGTTGACAGAATCCAAATTTGAGAATTGGCTGACACATCCTGTGTTATTCAATCACACTTCTTGGACATCTACTACGACCCAATCTGTTGTTGCGAAAGATATCATTGCTGCTTTTTATGCCTCCCTGGCTACTGCAGCACCAGCTATGGCTAGTAAGCTTGCCAACTTCTTGTATTTTCGAGCCAAAATCAAAATTCAAGTTGTTGTCCAAGGTAGTCCTGCCGCCGCTGGTCAGCTGGTCTTAGCGTTTACCCCTCGAGTTTATACGCCCTCTTTTGGGACGGTTTACTCGGTTTTTGGATCTGGAAATATTGTAAATTCCAAGATCGTGCCCCATATCATCGTCGATCCATCAAAGACGATGTCTTATGAGCTGATCTTGCCTGTTTGTTCTCCTACAGGTTGGTATTCTTTTAGTTCCTTGTATACGCACGGATCATATATGATGGAAATCTTTCCATTCAACTCTCTTTTCTCAGGAACTTCTACTGAAGCTACGGTCAACGTTTGCACTTACATGTCTTTCGTTGAGCCTGAGTTTCAAGGTATGACTCTTCTCTTATCTAGTCCCTTTGAGTCTGAAAAGAAATCTGGCGGAACCCTTTCTAGTCTTGCATCAACCATTTCTAAAGGTGCAGACTATGCTTCTACCATTTTTCCAGCCGTTGCTCCGCAGCTCACTCTTTTTTCCAAAGTTACTGGTGTTGTTGGTTCTGTTCTTGCTTGGTTTGGTTTCTCTAAACCTCCAGCTGTCGAGAATCAGGTCTTCATCACCAATAGAAACTGCGACAATTACTCTCAAAAGGACGGAAAGTCCACCTCTCTTGTTCTCGGAGCATCTCAGACTCAAAGTCTTGCGATTTCTCCTGCCTACATTGGAGGGACTCTCGAAGATATGTCTCTTGATCATCTCTGCTCTATTCCTGGGCCATTTTCAATTGGAAACGTGATTACCGCTGCAGCTGCCGCTGAAACGTTGCTAGCCACTTACAAAGTCTATCCGACAATTTGTGCGCAGTATACTGTTTCATCGCTGCCCTATCAGTATCCAACTCCCCTGGCTGGTGCTTCCGCTCCCTTCACTTATTGGTGTGGTGATATCACATACAGGTTTGAATTTGTTGCTTCTGTTTTCAACCGAGCTACTGTTCTCATCTCGTATGACCCGGGGTATTCAACGACTTCTCCTACGTTTGCTAAGTGTTTGAATACATTGCGCAACGTCACAGTCAATATCTCTGGTAACACCACTATCGATTTCAAGATTCCCTGGAGTCAGCCCATGCCTGTCTATAGGGTGCCTAACTTGTATAATGGCTCTGCCGCTAATTCTGGCACTGTCAATGGACAAGTTTATGTTCACCTTATCAATCCTGTTCAATCGAACGGTTCAACCGACGGTATTCAATACAATGTTTATTCTTTTTCAGATAACATGGCGTTGTTTTGCCCTCAAGTGAATAACATCAGTAGTTATGTCACTCAAACCGAACTTTTGTCAGCTCCGTTTGCTGGTGAATCCCTCGCCACAAACATACCCGAGTTTAAGAGTAAACTCGATGATATTTCACTAAGAGTGGTTGGTGATCGTTGTCGCTCAGTTAAGGATGTCGTTTCTCGAATGAACATTCTTTCTGGTGCTACTTTGACCACTGGTACTGCTCCTGGTAAAGTCAACATTACAAGTGGTTCACCTATGCCTTTCCCTCCCGTTAGTGTTGGCACTGGTGGACAATATGGAACCTTTTTCTCTTGGTTTTGGTTTGCTTATTTGGGATACCGAGGCGGTACTCGATTGTCTTTCAAGACAGTCGCTGCCACTGCTGGAAATTCCTATGCTCCTGGAGCTCAATCTGTTAGTTATGCACTTTCAACTAACGCTCCTATTGCATTTACGCAATCTCAATCAACTCTTGCTTATTTTGAGGTCGCTTCAGGCAATTATGCTTTTACTGAACCTCAATTTGGCATCTCTTCACGTTGTGATGTTGTAGTTCCCATGCTTGCTCCCGTTGAGTTCATTCCTCGAGAGATGCTTGCCGCGAACTCAGGCAAGGTTGCTGTTACATATGTATGGGCTCCTTTAGCGGACTCAACTTCTGGAACAGACACTTCAGACTATACTAATGTGCTCATTGGCGCTGCTGATGATGTTACATTTGGCTGGTTTTTAGGGTTTCAACCTGTCTACTAACTTTTGACGTAGTTATAAATTAACGTCGCCTTTCCCTTTTGGGAATGGGGCCCACTGTTATGAGGCCCGGAAGATCATTATGTGGTGATCTATTATACGATTCTCTCTTTACTTTTGTATTGAGAGTCTACGTACCGAAACAGTACACATAGTCATGCCCACGCGGGATGACCACCTATGATGGCGAAG